TGCATTGCTTTCTTCCAGTTAGCACCAGATGCGAGAGCACCTATGGCATAGGAAGACCCAGAACCTAAGCCATAGATGCCATCGTCGCGTAGGAAGACTGAGTATGTATCATCTACTTCATAGATGGTTCCATTCACAGCCATTAAAAATAAGAATTCATATTCATCTGTCTTATCATCGTGAACGAATCCGTTATCACGTAAGCATTCACGCATGTTGGGGATGACAGTTGTAATCATAAAATGATAGATGTCTTTTGTGTTAGCTGGTATAGCTGGTGGTTTCCATATGTGTTGGACTATGTCACAGGGTTGAGTAGTGCCAGCACCAGCGATTAGAAACTTACCGCGTTTAGTAATCTTAGTTACGATTGGATGTGAGTAAGGGCGACCCTTCTCAGTTGTAGTTCTACTATCGGCTGCAATCAAGCAGCCGTCTGGTTCTTGAATACCAATGATTGTTGTCATCGAACTGACCGCAATCTAGGTGGAGTCCAACGACTACTGGACTTACGTCCTCGTGTCGGAGCTGGGCTCTTCGACTCCTTACCTATGTTCTTCTCTGCCCATTTACGAGCGTCTGAGTATGTTAAGTTTTCACGAGCCATGACAATCTGTATACCAGCGCCACGTCCGCTGCATGCATAACATACCCAGACACCCTTCTCCGAATTAACCGAAGCAGACTTATGTGAGTCATCATGTACAGGACAAAAGATGGATTTGTCCCCACCTAACGGTAGGTCTAATCCGTAATGACGAAAGACTGCTTCAAGAAATTCGGGTTGGTTCATAACCTAATACCAATTCCTTTCCTGATGGAACCTGTACGCTTCGCACCAAGTGTCGTATCGATGTAGCACATACTTGTGTGCTTCCTCCGTTTGTTTGAGTAGTGACCACCCTGGTTTGCCCCAGAGTAATTGCCATACTCCACGTGCTCCACTCGACTTGTTGAAGGAGTCCACGTTGTATCGGCTCTCCTTGTATGCAATGCGAATTGCACACTGAGCCTCGCGCTTGTTGGTTGTGACTTGTGTTAGCACCAACTCCACTCGTTCCTTTTTGTCCGTGACTACGGACAACTTCTTCTCGAATGTAAGTTCTGGTGATAACGCTTGGGCTGGTGCTGCTATTGGCAACATTAATCCAAGCACTGTCACTATCACTAACCGCATAGTTACCTCTTTTCATTTTGTGAAACTCTGTCACAGCTTCACTGATGTCCATTGTAACCTGCCTGTTTAAGCAGATTCACCCAGAGTTCAGCAGGCATTACTGCATACGACTCTGAGATATTAGATGTGCCACGCTTTTTAATTAGCACAACGCCTGTTTCTGCATCCGCATGAATCATCTCATCTTCTAACTCTCTGAGATAACCAGGGATATCAATTCTTTTTTCATTCTTACATTCTATAACAACACCATCGATGCCATCAATGTCACCAACATCATCGTGTCTACCTGCCCCATACGCCCGCTCAGCACAGGGATAACCCATACTGATAAGCCACTTAACTACATCACGTTCGTATTGTGAGCCCTTGCGTTTGGATGGCGTGGTCATTAGAACTCAATCGAAATCCAAATTGGTCCAATGTCTAAATTAAATCCCCATCTATCAATACTGAATCCAACTGCAAACCTTCTTAAGCTATAGCCGATATGAAACCAAGTTGACTTGAATAGTTTTATTTCCACTGAGCGAAGTGATATCATGTGTAATCCTTTACTAGTATCTCTTGAATAATTATATTTCTTTTACGCCTAATACTTCTGCGTTCCATTGGGGTAGTCCCACCCCACATGCCATAAGCTTCGTGCCTTACAGCCCATTCCAGACATTCGTTCTTAACCACGCAACTGCCACATATCTTGCGTGAGTATGTATATATATCAGTACCACTTCCTCCTTCTTCTGGAAAGAAGAATTCAATACCAACTTCTCTACATAGCCCCCTGGTTAGGTCTGGGAATTTCATTTTGATTAGCCTTCCTCAACAACTTGGTTGTTGCCAATAGGTTTTCAATTGTTATTAAGTAACCCTTGCTTTTATTCGGGGGAATATCACAAGTTATTTCGTGACCAAAATTTCTTATTGCGTATCTTAGGCTTTCTGTTGGAAGCATGATAACCATATCTTCTAACACAAACGCCCAGTAATCAGCTTGAGTTACTGATAAACCAGACGGTTCCCAAGATTCGGATTTAAGATACCAGCATTCAATCTCAATGTAAACATTTCCAGTTTGATGCCACTTGCGGTCGCGCTTTACTTCAACAGTTTTACCATTGGTTAGAAGTTGTTCAACAAGTTTCTCTCCTTCATGACCGTATGAGAAATCTAAATCGAAACTTGATTTAGTTACTTCCATTGACTCAATGTCCTCGCTCTAAATAATTCCGTTGATGAGTTATACAAAGTCATCTTGCTAGCTTCTGCTGCTAACGTTATATACTCTTCAGCATTAGGGTCAGCTTTGCCATGACGATTCTTCACGACAGCCACACGATAAACATTGGATGCGCTATCCAGCGCCACAGATAAGACGAGTTCTGGTAGGGCTGCAACCTTGCCCATCAGAGCCTTACGTGGCGCTGGGTAGTTTGGCTTAGACATCTTCTCATTCTCCGACACATGGTGAAGAACGATGAAGGCAGTTTCATATTCACGAGCCATATAGTGGAACGCTGACATTGCATCACGCAATGCAGTCCACTCATTGTCGCTTGATGAAGCGACGTTCATTAAGTTATCAACATACACCGCCACAGGTGCAGCACCGTGCAGTTCAATCCACGCTTCGATTTCTTCCTCGATGTCTTGTAACGAGGGTGCTGGGTCGAAGGCAAACCGAACATGTCCTGCACCTTCAGCCAATGCATCTTCAAGAAGAACACTGGCTTCAGTATCCATGATTCTCTCAACGTCAGACACTTCTCTGTCCATAATGATTGCGCCTGCACGAGTCGCTATTGTTCTTGAATCAGAGTCCGCTGAGATATATAACGCTGGAACTTTGGAGGCGATGGCGTACCACAATGCAATCAGTGTCTTACCGCCACCTGGCTGACCTGCAATTAAATGCAGTTGAGCCTGACGGAAGGATACTTGGGCTGCGGTAAGTGAAGGAAGCACCTCTGGTAATTGCTTACCAGCAGGTGATTCCACACCGACTACTTGTAGTAGTGAACGCATTGTTACCCTTTAGTCCAGATAGTTTCTGCTTCAGTAACTCCTGGCTTAAATGGCTTTGGTCCCTTGGCTGGGTCAAACCAACCAACGTAAGCCTTACCAGCCTTAGATACGCCCTTCTTCTTGGCGTACTTGCCACGTCCATCTGGTAAGTCTGGGGCATCTGGATGTCCGTATGTCCATTCATTGCCGTACTTGTCTTTGACTACCTCAATTGATTGAGGTGTGGTTCCAGCAACTACTGGTTGTGGGTTAAGCCCAGCATCCTGCAGCATCTGGATTGCTTGTTCAGCATTAGGTGTGTATGCATTACCTGTTGGTCGATTAACCAACACAGCTTGCAGACTTTGTGCTTCACTGATTGCCTCAATAGCTGCATTCAGATTAGCTTTGAATTCAGCAATACTCATACCTCGAACGGTAAATAAGTCTTGCCCATTTAGTTTGCCAGTATATGAAAACGTAGATTCAGTCATCTACTTTTTCCTTTCCTTCCCCTTTGTTGTAGGTATTTGCAGAGGGAAATCTTTTGAGCCCATTGCTGGACACTTCTCTTGGAATGAACACATCTTACAGTTTTCTCCAACCGATGGTGGGAACCAACCTTTAGACACGGAGTCATTCATTGCGCCAAATACATAATCAAAGTAATCAATACTTAAATGCGATAAGTCAAACAGGTCATCAAGCTGACCTTGTCTTGTCATAAAGAATGCGCCGAACTTTGGGCGAATGCCGTATATCTTTTCAATACCGCTGGCATACAAGCCAGCTTGAATCATACCGAACGGTGTCCTAGCACCAGTCTTGAAGTCGACTATTACTAAGTCTTCCCCCACTTGGTAAATGACATCAATGACAAAGCGTACAGGTGTGCCTCCGAAATGCACACTTGCATCCCATTCGATGCCAGGACGACCGTCGGGCAGGGTGGCGATTTGCCAACCAGATTGAGCATACCACTTCTGATAAGCCTCAACCTGCTTGAGTCCATCACTCTGCCAGAACGCTAGGTCTTCCCCATCTGGGCGAGCTACGGTCTTACGACCAGCAGTCTTCCAATCAGAACTAGAAACACCTGTTTGTTCTTCGGTAACTCTAACAGATTCATTAAATACTTCAAGCCATTTTTCAGTTAAACTCATCATCATCCTTCGGAGTGTAGTCTGGGTTATCTATGGGGGTAGGGGTAGTCATCGGCGACCCACAGGTCGCACAGAAGGAATCAGTAAACCACATAACAAGCTCATAGTCTTGGAAGATGGCACGGATAATTTGTATGTTGGAGCCACAGTTAATACACTCATTGCTGGGTATTCCCCGCTGGTCAATTAGATTCTTGCTGGGTTCTATAGAGCTCATGATTCAACCATTCCAGCATCGAGTGGACAGCCGAACCTGCAGCCAAATAAACAGCTGGTTTCTCTGGGACCATTGCGACTTTACTGAGGTAGTATTTCTGCGGGCAGGATTGCCAAGTAGAAAGCTGACTGTACGAACGATGTGGGGGTAGTTGATTCATATGACCAGTGTAATCTCTAACACGGACAAATCGGGTAAGACACGCCGTTTGTTTTTTAACCAAATCCGTGATAAGTTTGAGGGGTGGAGGGCGGGAAAGGCTCGCCACAGGGCGAGCCGATGAAAGATATAGAAGTATTCATAAAGAAAATAGAAGATGCGAAGACGCATCTTCCTGATGGGCATAAAGATAAAGAATGGATAGAAGGGTTTAACGCTGGTTTAGACTGGGCAATAAGGATTCTAAACAAAGATAAATCTGCGTATTAAAAACAAAAAGAAGGGGGAACCGTTTGGTTCCCCCTATCTCTTTGGCTCCCTACCATTCAGGCGGAGCAACTGCGAGCGCATCCAGCGTGGCTAAGTTGATGCACCCGACTGCTGGAATGGAAAGCGTATGCTGCAAACCCTTAAGCACTTCAGCCAGGGGAGCATCTAGCACATCATCTCCAGCTATATTCAGCGCCACTCGAACTTTTTCTACTAGTTCGTGACGCTCACCTGGTGATACCAGGGATATTAGTCTGTTCTGTTCCACTATGTAATCGGAACTTCTGTATCAATAGTCTGTAATTGAACCGTAACTATTCCACCGAATCCTGCTGCGAATGAGGGTGGAGAAGTCTGCTCAAATTGGATAGCACGGATTGTACAGACTCGTTCTTCTCCCGAAGAAAAGTCTTGGAATAGTACCGCGCCTCCATTTTGTTCAATGCGTTCCAAATAGTTAATGCGTTCCCATGGCGCGGATACTCTTGTAACTCCATTGGAATCGCGCTCCTCTTCATAGCATAGTAATGGGATAGTAAGTGTACGAGAACGAAGTGGTGCTGGTAGAGCACGACACTGCCATTCTTCTACAATCGGACCAACTGTTGCACTGCTTGTGCTACGAGTTAAGGTCAATGTAATTTCAAAGTGGTCTGCTGGCTGTAAGCTTGCAGATAATTGGAAGTCGGTTGAACCACCTAGTGGGATAGATTCAATTCCTGAAGAAGTACCATCTTGGTCAGAAACAGAGAAACCAACAGTTCCTCCATTGCCATCTGTTCTTATTGCAAGAGATACTGGTTGTTTATCTTCAGCAGTACCCCAACGAATCCAGCCAGAGCTGATGGTTCCAGATGTAGCAAGTTCAGTTGCATGTTCAACCCATACGCCAGATGCACCAACCATAAACTTACGTGCGGTAATCCCAATAAAGCAAACACCTATTACGTCAGAGGAATCGGTAGCTAAGTCGGCAGCATAGGCATATCCGTTATCTATTGGTTGACCTAAGTCAACACGCCACAATCCTTTAACTGTATTGATGGCATAGTTACGAGTCGCGTATATATATCTATTATTGAATGCAATATCCCTGACATCGCCAACAACATTGAGTGGTCCATAAGTAAAACTTAATCCGTCAGTGCTTTGATTTCCAACACGGAGTCCAGCAGTAGTAGCCATAACTACGTACTCGTTTAGGTATGTACGAATCTGGTGCAGGGTTTCACCACGAGGTAGCTCAGCAATAACAATTGGGTCTTTGATTGCAGCAAGTGGTGATGTTTCATCGATAGCAAATGACAAGACACGGCTGATAGCGCCAAGTGTATAGCCAACTATGATGGCACTGTTTAGTTCACCAACTGATTCCCATACCAAGTTAGAGTCTTTGAATGTGTATCGCTCTTCTGTGTTACCTATAGTTGTTGGGGTAGAAGTAGGAAACCTAGATAGTTCATAGACTACGCATTGCGTAGTATCTTCCTTAACTCCAATAACAATACGGTCTTTAACAAAGCCAATAGCCTGGACAGTAAATGTAGTAACACCGTTTGGTTTAGCCCAAAGCTTGGTTACAGCTAGTGAAGTGCTTACTGAATAAATACCATTACTAGCACCAACGATAGCGCTGTTACCATCTGATGATATAACTTGAGCTGTTACTGAAGTTGCAAGAGATGTTGATGTAGTAGTGTTAGTAGAACCATTGTAATAAAAAACATTACCGCTTTGAATATAGAATGCGCCATTGTTTGTTGTGGCAGGCTTAGCGGTGATAGCCGTAGTTGATACCTGTGTAGTTCTAGGTAGAAGCTTTAGTTCGCCAAGGTTCCATACATCAATATTGTTTGATTCATAGAATCTATATTGGTCGGATGAGTCAGCGTCGTAGTAACGTTCACCAGCACCATGATGCCAGGATGTAGCAGACCTAATCCACCAGTTAGACAGAGAGTTCTCACCAGCGGATGTGCCTTGGTCAATACGTTCCTTCTGATAAGTCGTAGTGATACGACTTATACGGTTCTGGTCAGATGCACCAGATAACCATGGCGTGTTACCAATTGCATAGCTTGCAGCAAAATCCTCTCGCTTGTATTTAACAAGCGCTGTTGGGATTGCTTGGCTAAGAATAATCGGTAGGTCGCCAACAAGGTCCTTGTTGCTAGTTGCCACGATTTACCTCTACTTCTTATTAGTTGGACATTCTGGACAGCAGCAGTGATGATGTGGTTTAATTACAATTGCTGGTTTTTTTGATGGTAGTACGGCAACAGCAGCTTTAATACGATTAGTTAACTTAGGTTCGTTTAACCACCAGAACCAAGGGCTGGTGTCATTACCTTGACCATCATTGATAGAAATATGCAGGTGCTTGGTATGCGGGTTTGAACCAGTATATTTTCTGTTGCCTTGCTTAGCATATTGCTTAGACCAAATCTTCTTATCAAAGATTAGATACTTAACTCGTGCATCCTCTTTTAGTTTCTCAAAGATAACAGCGCAGTCAATACCATTAGCTGGGTCATGAGTAAGGTCTACTGCTAGCCCAGTATTGTGGTCCGAAGTCGGACTCGCCTTGAGATGAGCAGCACTGGGCAGGAGCCCATCGCTTGCCTTCTTGCGTTTCGGTGCTAACGCCGTCGCTTGACGGAGCACAGCAATTGCAGCAGGTGTGGCTTTCTTGGTTACAGGTTTCATTCATTTCACTTTCCTGCTATTAGGGTAAATAGTTCGTCGACTCTGCGTTCTAATCTATCCAATGAGTCACGCATACTTGTGCCAGAATTCGGCTTAAGTTCAGCAAGGTAGTGCTTGACCAACCAACGAACTGAGCCAGCAAAGCTGGCGACTATTGTGGTAACCGCTACCGCGATACCAGCCCATTCGTTGGTGCTCATTACTCTGTTTTACCGAACGCTGAATCTGATGTATCTAAAGCGCGGAGCACGACAGGCAACACTGCCACGACTCCTGCTGTGAAGATAGCCTTGGCTCCCGATGCGTCAAGAGTGAAGATATCCCCACCAGTAGCAGTAAAGGCAGCAAGACAAGCGCCAATAAAATGGCGAACATAGCTTTTAACGGCAGCAAAAGTTTTTTCATTCATTTATTTCTCCTTAGTTATTGTAAATAATTTAACTTCGTGGAACTGAAACCCACTCTTGATTAGGTTCAGACCAAAACCAATTAAACCCATCAATTTCTTGTGGTCTAGCAACTGGCGCTTCCCATTGGTAATTTGTGTAATTTAGTTTCCAAGATGCAAATGGTTGCTTAGAAACAAATGCATCAAATGTTTCATCATAACAACCACCTACTGATGCAAAGTTTTTGCGTATATTTGCATTGTACGAAGTTCTTATACAGCGTTGACCTCTAAACTCTGAATACCATTGTTCAGGTGTCTTTCCTTCAATTAGTTCATTTTCATCAACACCAGGTATTACTTCTGTAACTACATTGTTTTTATCTAAAAAAGCGTAATGCGCCATTATGCCCAACTCACATTTCCAGTACCAGCAGTTAATGTGGTTCTCTTGTAACCACCACTTGCAGCACTTGTAGTACCTGTTAAACCTGCACCAATAGTAATTGTTCTTGTATCTGAATATCTAAGAATAACAACGCCAGAACCTCCAGCGCCTGAAGTGCCTGATACGCCATTTGCACCACCTCCGCCTCCAGTATTTGCGGTTCCAGATGTCCAACTAGTAAGACTTCCCGTACCACCACCACCATCGCCACCGCTAACATCTGTATCGCCAGCACCACCGCCACCGCCTGCATAAGTTACCGATGAACCCGTAATTGATACGGCTACGCCATCTCCACCAAAGCCAATGCCATCAGTATTTCCAACTTCGCCAGCACCGCCTCCGCCTCCACCTCTTACGCCCGAAGCACCCCAAGTTCCGCCTGCGTATCCTTGATTTGTTGTTCCAGCGCCAGCCCCAGTGCCACCGTCATATCCTTGACCGCCACCAGACCCACCAGGTCGACCAGTATCTGTTGCAGCCGAACCACCAGCGCCTCCGCCTCCGCCACCTCCAGTTGATGTAATTGTGGAGAAAACAGAGTTTGAACCATCGGAACCGTTTGTTGAACCACTTCCAGCACCACCTGCTCCAACGGTAACTGTGTAATTGGTTCCACCTGCAAGTGATAGTGCTGATTCAAGTGAACCTCCACCACCAGTTGCAGTAACAGTTGAACGAATC